ATGTTTCGATGGCAGAAAAGGAAATACGGAACTTTTTAGATGAAAATGGTATAAAATATATTGCAAACACACGTTCAATAATTAGTCCATTGGAGTTAGATATATTTATCCCAGAATATAACCTTGCAATTGAATATTGTGGCATATATTGGCATTGTGAATTATTTAAAGATAAAAAATATCATAAAAATAAATATATATTATGTAAAGATAAAAACATACAATTGTTAACAATATTTGAAGATGAGTGGATAGAAAATAGTAATATCATCAAAACAACAATATTGAATAAATGCAATAAATTGACCAAATCGATATATGCTAGAAAAACTAAAGTTGTAGAAATGTTAGATAAGTCTGTAGTTAATGACTTTTACAATAAAACCCATATACAAGGTCAAGCGAATTCATCGCATGTATTAGGACTATATGATGAAAATATGTCTGTGGTAGCAATCGCATCATTCATCAAAATCAATAATGAAGTATTAATGCTGAATAGATACTCATCAATCGGTCGAGTAGTAGGAGGGTTATCAAAATTGATAGCACATATTAAAAAAATTACATCATATGAGAAGCTTACAACATTTGCAGATTTACGTTGGAGTGATGGCAATTTATATAATGTTATTGGTTTTAGTGAAGTGTATATTGTCCCTATAGACTATACTTATGTGGTTGGTTACACTCGAAAACATAAGTTTAACTTTAGGCATGATAGATTAAAAAATAAACTCTCAAATTACAATAAATGCATAACTGAGCATGAAAATTGCTTTAATAATAACATATATAGAATTTATGATTGCGGTAAAATTAAATTTGAGTTAGACTTAAGGTAAACTAAATATGAAGAATAATAGTGTAAAAAAAGGTGACGTTATAGTTGTATGGTTTTCAAAAAACTATAGAGTCATATGGGGACGACGCATGAAAGACATGAACTTTGAGTGCGAAGAGGAACAATAAAACAAACATTTGGAATCACTCGTTTTTTAGAGACATAAATATATGTATAGAAAACGAGTGAACTAGATGAAATTATCAAATATGGAAGAATATGTTGAATGCTCTAAGAGTATAGACTACTTTAAAAACCGCTACATAATAATAGACCATCCAACCAATGGAACGATGCAATACTGGATAGGTGATATGTATTCCAACCACCTTAATAGATGTGTTTTCAATACACATAAATTAATTTTCTCAGCACCTAGACAATCAGGTAAAAGCACCTTATGTTTAATTAAGTTGTTACATGAATTTATTTTTTCAATCAATGCAGATATAATACATATATCACACAAGTACGCATTATCTGATTCAAATATACGTAGATTTTTACGTATGCATGACCATCTTCCAGAGTTTCTTAAGGGTGATATTCATAAGAGTGGCAGGACGTTAACCAATATCAAGACTGATACAAAATTATCATTTCTTTCAAATAAGGCAACTAATAGAGGTTTAAATATACCTGACCTATTAGTAATTGATAATGATATGCCATCGATAGAAGTTGATTCAGATTTAGATTTTTATATATTTAACCCAAATACTGAAGTATTCATTACTACGTTATTCCCTAAAACCAATGATGATAAATATAAATCATTTGAATATTATCGCTTAAATGTTCAGGATTTGAATAGATATTCGGATGATTACATACAAGAAATGAAAGGTTTAATAGGACTTCAAAACTTTAGACAACAATACGGATAATTATGTCAAGAAAAAACCCACGATTAAAGTCTGCTCATACAGTAGATGAATTAACCCCCGAACAAATCTTAGAATATAAGAAATGCATTAACGACCCTGTGTATTTTATGTGCAACTATGTATATATTAAGCATCCAATGCATGGACAGATATTATTTGGAATGTACGGTTATCAGAAAGACTTAGTTAAGCTATACACTGAAAATAGGTATAGTATCGTATTAAGTGCCAGACAAACAGGTAAAACTGAAACAACGTGTGCATACTTGTTATGGTTTGCTATATTTCACTTTGATAAAATGATTGTTGTTGCATCTAATAAATCATCCAATGCTATGGAAATTATTGGTAAGATTAGATATGCATATGAAGAGTTACCAATATGGTTAAAGCCCGGAATAAATGAAGATTCTTGGAATAAACATGAATTAGCATTTGAAAACAAGTCCAGAATTGTATCACAAACAACATCATCGGATACTGGTCGTGGTTTAGCTATTTCATTATTGTACTGCGATGAACTCGCATTTGTGAAAAATCATCTCCAATTCGAATTTTGGTCATCCATTCTACCGACACTATCTACCGGTGGTGCGTGTATAATTTCATCAACTCCAAATGGCAGTGTTGATTTATTTTCAAAATTGTGGCATCAGCAGTTGACAGGTAAGGGTGAATTTGCGGGCATTTACGTTCCATGGGATGCACCACCTAATCGTGATGAAAAGTTTAAGCAGAACAAGATAGATACATTAGGGTTACGTAAATGGAAACAAGAGTACGAATGTATATTTTTGTCATCAGATGGAACATTAATTGATTCGGAATTTATTAAAGAATATGAAAAACGTTTAGATGATGTAAGGATTGAATTTGAAAAAGATGGAGTACCATTTTGGAAACAAATTCATGCTGAAAAAACATATATCATAGGGTGCGACCCTGCAACTGGAGATGGTGAAGATTCCTCTGTGATTCATGTATTTGAATTTCCATCTATGGAACAAGTTATGGAGTTTAGAGATGATACCATCAGTTCTAATTTTTTATATCAGAAACTAAAAACTGTTGTTAATTTCTTTTTCTGTTATGCGGGTGAAGTGTATTGGTCATTCGAGAAGAATGGTATCGGTGAAGGATTAGTTGCACTATATGAGAATGATGAATTTCCACCAGAAGGAACATTAGTTAGTGAACCAATGAAAAGTAGAGTGGGATTAACGACATCGAATGCAAGTAAAATTAAAGCATGTTTCAAATTTAAGGATATGTTGGAATCAGGACAGATAACAATTAATTCAGCAGTGTTTATACGTGAGATTATGAGTTATACTCGCCAAGGACAGACATATAAGGCGCAGACTGGTGCGACAGATGATTGTGTCGCGGCATTTATTGTCATTTTACGTATACTAGAAGAAATGGCAGAATATGATGACAACGTTTATATGAAACTTTATGGATTCCAAGATGAGAAAAAATGGGAACCGGATGAAAACGACATCGATGAAAACCCATTACCGTTCTACTTGTGATAAATACTATTAATAAATGAAAAAAATGGATTATAATAAATTATGTGCAACGTAACAATGATACTAGAAGAACCTTTGTCTGCACTATTGGCAAAGACAACTGATAATTTCGGCAATGATCGCGCATTTAATGGTGGTAAAGTTCGAGTTGATAAATTTGAAGTCGTTCCTGCTGTTAATAATAGGCAGATACAATTCAAATTTACTACTAAGACAACTGGTGAAGCATATGAAACTATGTTAGTATTTGATGATGTTGAATATGTTACTGAACCGACTGAGACATCTGTCACTGTTAAAGCAGTTGATGGTAGTGATTATCATGTTGAACCATTGGCACATGACAAGTCGGATGTGAGAGTTAGATGTACTTGTTTAGACTTTTATTATCGCTTCGCATCCCACAATAAAACAAGTAATAGCTTACATGGTGATGCACCACCACCGTATGTGAAAAAGACAAACCGTGCACCCGTAAACCCGAATAAAGTGTCAGGAAACTGCAAACACATATTAGCTGCGGTAGATTATATCGGAAATCTTAATTTAATTAACTAATTATTCATATAAACCCTTGATAATTATAAGCAACCTCATAAACTAGGTAACAAGTATTTAAAAACGTATAAATAGATATGTATTATTTATTTAATGTAAATAGAAATACTTAGAAATTAATAGAAATTAATAGAAATTAATAGAAATAAATAGAAATAACTTAGAAATTAGGAGAAAATATAGTGAGTAAAAAACCAACTTTAGCTGAATTAAAAAACAGATGGAAACAGGAAGAATCGGGTGAGAAAAAAAGTTACGGTAATTATGGTAACATTTATCCATTCTGGCAGATGAAAGATAACGACAGATCGATTGTTCGAATCTTACCAGATGCAAATGAAGAAAATATCAACATGTTCTTTGTTGAAAAATTAACACATACTTTACCAATAAATGGGCAGAATCAAAATATTGCATGTCCGTCTATGCATGACGACGAATGCCCTATTTGTAACTTGTCACGCAAGTTTTACAAAGAAGGTGACAAAGAAAGTGGTAAACATTATTACCGTAGAAAAACCAGTATGGTGCGATTACTTGTGATTGATGACCCATTACCCGCAGGTGATGATGGTGAAACATACGAAGGTAAGGTATTAAATAGTCAATTCAGTTATCAATTGATGGAAAAAATTAAAATATCAGTAGTGAATGATTGGGACGATGATGACCCATACCCATGGGATTTAAAAGATGGAACTAATTTCATAATTGGAAAAACCAAAAATGGTGACTATTCTAAATATGATTTAGCATCAGGGTTTGAAAGAAAATCATCAAGCATACCTAAGAAATTAGCTAAAAGCATCGAATTGATCGACTTATCAACTTTACTGCCTGAATGTAAAGAGTTCGTAGAGTTAGAAGGAATGTTACAAGCATCAATCAGTGGTGACGACTATGATTATGGTAACAAAAAAAATGACGATTCATCCGATGATAGCAGTGATTCTAAAAAGGATTATAAAGAAGACAAGAAAGCCGCAAAAAAAGCTAAGAAAGCTGCAAAAAAAGCTGCTAAAGAAGCCGAGAAAAACGCATCTAAGAAAGCTGATACCGTCGTTGAATCTAACGATGGCGACGATGAAGAAGAAGATGATGACTATGATGATATTTTGAAGCAAATTCAGAATAGAGACTAATAGAATATTCATTAACGTAATCACAATTGGTCAAGTTAGCTTGACCAATTGTTTCTTATAATTTAGTGAGGACGATATGAGCTATTTTAAAAAATTAAACAAAAAAACAGAAAAGAAGGGCGATGTGTCTAGAAATTCGAGTGCACCAAACTTTTGGGTAAGTTTTGGAAATTACTGTGTAAATAAGGTAATGTCTGGAAGCTTCAATCGAGGTATTGGCGGTGGTCGATTAACACAGTTAGCCGGTCCATCTGGTGCAGGTAAGTCATTTGTGGCAGGAAACATTGCTAAAGCAGCCCAAGGACAGGATATAGGTGTTGTGGTCATTGATAGTGAGAATGCACTGGATGATGATTTCATGTCTAAAATTGGTATTGATATCGATAATGAATATTATGAATATTTTGGACTAAATTCAATTAAACGTTGTATTGAAACTGTCTCAGATTTTATACGTGAGTATAAAGAAATAAAAGAAAAGAACCCAAGTTTTCCACCATTCATAATAATCATTGATTCATTGGATATGTTGAGAACGGATACGGAAGAAAAGAATTGGGATGGTGGTGTAATTAAAGGTGACATGGGTCAACAGGCAAAACAATTGAAAAAAATGTTAACTGCTTTTGTTCATGACATTAAGAACACCGATATTGCGATTGTATGTACTAAGCAGGTATATCAAGAACAAGATTCTATTAAAGCTATGCGTAATCCATGGGTCATAACTGAATCATTGAAGTTTGCATTCTCGCAAATATTGTTAGTAACAAAGTTACAATTAAAGGACAAAGTTACAAACAAATTTGAAGGTATAATGTTAAAAGCAATGGGTCATAAGACTCGATTTACCAAACCGTTCCAACAATGTGTGATTGAAGTTCCATACGATACTGGAATGGACAAGTTTAATGGATTATTGAATGCAGCCGTTGCTATGGGTGTTGTTGAACAAAATGGCTCATGGTATTCATATAATGGAACTAAATTCCAACGTAAAAAGTTTTCAAACTATCAAGATGATGTTTTAGAATCATTAATTGAATTAGATACCCAAATCCTTAATGTTGATATTGATGCAGAAGAAGATATGGATAATGAAAAACAAGCTGATAAAAATAAATCACGCAAAACAAAAGGGTCGTAATGTTTATGGTTGAATCACTGTATGAAATGATAGATGGCAGGGAAGTCGAATATCAAAATAGAACAAAGGAAATATTGAATAAATATAGCGATAAGTTAACTCGTGCATTTGCGTTTGTTGTTAATGCAGATAGAAATGTACAGTGGGAACAGTTTGAACGTTATAGTGACATAAGTAATTTAGTTTATGTTATAGGCAAGATGTCGTGTGAAAAAGATGATATCATTAACACACCAGATGGTGCTAAACGAGTCACTGTGGACAATTATACGTCAAACGTAAGAATGGTTGTAACTATTGATAGCCTAGAATCGAAAGAACCTCTGGAACTATATCAAGAGATTAAAACATTACAAACATATGAAAGACTGTTAACACCGACTGAATCATACAGATTATTTAATGACCCCGATTTCTATGGCACATTAGACTCTAGTAAGTTCAGACCATACCGTGATAAAATCAAGTCAATTGAAGATTTTAATCAAGTTGAAACTGATATTGATATTAACGAAAAACAACTTAGTCAGGATATTGTTAGTGAGGATTTTAATTATGACTCACTAACACCAGACCAACGTAAAAAAGCGTTACTATTTAAAATAGTTCCAAAAATTGGGGAAATAAATTGATTAATTTTGACCAACTAAATGATGATTTGTCAAACGTTAAGAAAATTCTTAAACCCATTGTCAAAGAAATCAAAAATGCAAAAGATGACATATCTTTAGATAAGAAAAATATATCGGTGGCTATTGTGCAACAGGCATCATTAGTTGCATACTATGATGAAATTAAATCCGAATTAAAGCATTTAATGGATTATAGTGAAATATTGATAAAGCGTAAGAAAGGTATAATATATAAAGAAATATTGAACAATATGGCAAAAAGTTTAACTGATAGAGCATTGGATAAGTTAGTTGAAGCTGATGATGCATATTTAGATGTATATAGACAATATCTTGATATTAAAGAACTTTATGATAAGACGAGTGGTGTTGTAAGTGCGTTGACCCAACGTTCATACTCTTTAAATAACTTAGTTAAAATTTACGAAAATGAATTACAAAATATAACAGTATATGAAAACGCATAAAAAACTAGTAACACTTAAAATATTGGATGAAGTTAATGTTGTATTTATTGGTCTACGGGATGTAGATACCACTTACTTGGTTGAAAAGTTTAAAGTCTTCGCAAGAAACTATCGATTTTCACCAAAATACACATTGGGCCCATGGGATGGAAAAATTCAATTCTTCTATCCTACAGGTAAGACATACATTCAGTTAGTTCCTGAAGTAATGGCATACTTGTCTAAGCAGAGTTATAAAATTAAATTGAAAGATACGCGACAAAAATTTGATGTTAAACTGCCGACAATAGATGAAAACTACTTATCAGATTATGGTATAACCTTGGGTAAACATCAAATGGATGCGGTAAATGCATTGACACAGAATCAGGGTGGCATATTTCTTGGTGGAACAGGTGCAGGTAAAACATACATTACTGCGATACTTGCAAAACTTTATTATGAAAATTTGAACTTAAAGACTATTATAGTTGTCCCAACGGCAGACTTGATAGACCAAACAATAGCAGAATTGAAGAAATTTATTGATGTTGGTGAGTACAGTGGGGCAACGAAGGATACTAATCATCCGTGTGTTGTTTCTACTTGGCAAGCATTACAGAATAATAAAGCAATATTGAGTAAATTTCAAATTGCTATCATTGATGAGTGCCATGGTGTTCGTGGGGAAGTGTTGAGAGATATGCTTAATGACCACGGTAAAAATATATGTGTCAAGATTGGAGTAACTGGTACACTGCCTAAAGATGAGATTGATAAAATGGCAGTACGTATAACATTAGGCAATGTTCAACATATAACAACAGCAGCTTCACTTATCAAATCTGGATGGTTGGCAACACCAACATTAGAGTTATTGCAATTAGAAGAAGATGTACATGATATGTATGATGAATATTTAGTTGTAACAAAAGAAAAACCAGTAATGACATATGCTAAATTCAAACAAAATGCATTTGATGATTACGTTGCTGAAAAAGCATATATTAGGAATAATGAAGAACGTAATGAATTTATTGCAAATAAGATTGAAAAGTTACGAACACAGAAGAAAGGAAATACCTTTATACTTGTTAACAGTGTGGTATATGGTAAAAAGTTAGTTAAGCTAATTGATGATGCACATTTTGTACACGGTAAGGATGAAAAGAAAGCACGACGTGAAATATATGACTTATTCACTGAGAATGATGATATTGTTGTGATAGCGACATTCCAATTGGCATCGACAGGATTAGACATTAAGAGAATATTTAATCTAATTTTCATTGATGCCGGTAAGAGTTTCATACAAATAATACAAGGTATTGGTAGAGGATTGAGAAAAGCACATGATAAAGATTCAGTGTACATATTAGACATATGTTCTGACTTTAAGTATGCTAGAAGACATCTAACACAGCGAATGGCACATTATCGTGGCGAAATGTACGAATTTACAAAGAAAAAGATTGATTATTTACGTCAAATGATGTAGAATAATCATTAATAATAAGAATAATAGTAGGAAAATATATTGATTATTTCGAACGAATTATCCAAGCCAATATACCTTGAAAGTATTGACGTACCAACGTATACAGAATATTTCTGGACGTTAAATTTAGAGGAAATGGACTTCATGCTTCAACCAATTACAATGTTTGAAGAATTAACCACACCAATCATAGTATTAGATATATTCGGATATCTGATAATAGCACCTGCTAATTGGAACATACTTGTGTATTCAAGGGAAACATCTCAACTAGATGTTGCTGAAGTATCTGACTTAACGCGAGGTGGTTTCCATGTTCTAGTGTATGAACACGCAAAAGATAAAATAATCCCTGCACGAGTTAAAGTGATTGATTATAAACCCGAAGATTTAGTAAGAACACCTTTGTTATTGAAAAATATGATGCTTTGCCATCATTTAGGTCCAAAATATTGGGCATGTTTATCACCAAGTGATATATATAATAAATTTTTGAAAAATAAAGTAATTGGCGATTTAATGTATTAATGGAGAAAGATTATGGCAGTAAAAAAGAAACGTAGAGTAACAAAGAAAAAAATTACACCTAGAAAGAAAGTAGTTAAGGATATAACTATTAAAGATATGAAGTCTTGGTTGAGTGGTGTAATTGCGTTCCAAGATAAAGATTGGACACCAAATGCTGAACAGTGGAAAGCTATTTTAGATAAGATTAATAATTTGGTTAATGATGAACAACATGAAAGAGTGATTGAAAGAATTGTCGAAACTCGTTATGTGCATGAAGAAGTACCATATGTAAATCCACAGCAACACCAACAATCTGTTGTAAAACAGCCAGTAATACAACAACCAGTACACCAACAACCTGACCCAAACTCGTCGTTGTTAGACCGTCAAGTTGATGAACAGTTGGCAGCTAATATGTCTAATGTAGATGCAGAGATAATTAAATCGGCGGCTCCTGCTAAGAAAACTCCAGTACCTATCCAGAAGTCGGATGGTTCTAGTGCTTCTTCCTTTGGTTAATACACAATTAGTCAATCGGGAACTGTGTTTTGATGGTTCGTCTATTGTCAATAAAGATTTTTTATATGATTTTATTTTATCTGGTAACGATATAAGTGAACATAAAATCTTTATTGACCGTATAGATGATGAAGTTAAACAATACAATAGTGAATTTGATGATATATTACAAGTAAGAACTTCTACTGAAAATTATAACTATTCATGGAATATTCCAGAAAAGTATTTAAATTTGAATGTGAGGGAATATATTATTGGTCTATTGACTTCTGAAGCACATGAGAATCATTTATCTGATGCCGACATAAATATAAGATTAAGACGAACATTACTAGAAATACGTAAATGGGAAAGGCACAATCTAAATAAACTTTTGTGCACATTGATTTACATCATAGATACGTTTCGAGAGAATGATATTGTGTGGGGAACAGGACGTGGAAGTTCTTGTTGCTGTTACATTTTATACCTAATCGGAGTGCATGATGTTGATAGTATTTTATATGATTTAGATTTAACAGAATTTTTTAGATAAGACACACATAAATAGATATAATAATATTAACTAGGATATAATCATATGTCAAAACGAGTACAAAGCATAAAAGGTGAAACAGTAGATTTCGATTTGTTTAAAATTAAAGAACAAATCAGCAAGAACCCGAAATCATCAGAAGTATTAATGCGCGAAAACTATATAGACGTTAAACGTCGTAGAACATCACGCAAGAATGTCAGTCAATTGTTAGCTGACCAAGAAAAGCGTAAAAAAGTTGCTTCGGATGCTGTTGAAGCACAGAATGAAGAAGAAACTGTTAATGCTGAAAAAGTTGAAGCAGTTACCACGGAAGAAAAAGTTGAGAAGGAAACTCCTACTAAAACAAAGAAACGTCCAGTACGTAAAAAAACACAGGAAAAATAAACGATGTCTAAAAAAAGCATTAAAAATCATTTCGAAAATTTAAAAGTATTAAAGAATAATATTGTTGTACAATTTCTAGAACCAGTTAACGCTAAGAATGAATTCGATCAAACATCGTCTTCGGGAAGATTGCTTGTTGTAGAAGGTGCGGAAAAACAGGTAAATAAACCAAGATGGTGTGAAGTTATTGCATTTGGACCACACGTTAGTAATGTTGAAGTTGGTGATTTTGCATTTTTACAACCATTATCATGGACAACTAGTATCATGTTTAACGGTGAAAGAATCTGGATGACAAATGATGACAGTATTTTAGCTGTTACCGACAAAACTCCATCATTGGATGTGTCATAAAGTAAAATGATATTTCGTATACTTGTCACAATAGCATCACTATTACTCGCGTCACATGTTGCCTATGCGTCAGTCTTTGGATTTATCGCATTATTGCCTACAGTGAAGTACTTTGCATTCTCAATGGGAGTTACCGTTGAGATTGCAAAGTTGGTAAGTATATCATATCTTTACAGAGATTGGAAAAATGATGGTATCGGATTCAAATCTGTATTAATGTCCATAACATTGCTTGCTGTGATAATGTCAGCTATTGGTGTGTTTGGGTATATATCACGTGCACATATAGAAGGTACAAGTCCACTCAATAATAACGTAAGTAGATTAGTATTCATTGAAGATCAGATAGCGTTAAACACTAAGAACTTAAATTCCGCACAAACACAACTAGCATCTATGGATGATGAAATCAATAAACTAATTAAGTTTGATAAAGTCAGTGGTAAGAATGGTTCTAAGGCAACTAGACTAGCACAGACTGAATCTAGACTAGCATTAAATGAGATAATAATATCATCACAAAGAGACATAACAAAGTTCCAAGCAGAAAAATTTGAAGTATCTAAAGAGGTCAATGGTCTTGCCGTAGAGATGGGAGCAATCAGATATTTAGCTGAAATGTTGTGGGAAATAGATGATGTGAATAAAGAAGACAAAGCTGTTAGATTATGGATAATACTAATAATGTTTATGTTAGACCCATTTGCAATAGTTTTATTAATTGCGTCGAATAAGTTATATGTTAGACAGAGTAATAAAGTAGAAGCACATAATATAATTGAAGAACCAGTTATTGAAGAACCAGTTATTGAAGATGTTATTGTAGAACCCGCAGTTCCGGGCAATACTGAAGTAGTTGACAAGATTGATAGCCTATCAGATATCGTATCAACATTAGCTAATAATGTCAGTAAACAGCATCAAGATGATGCATTGCGAAATAAAATCATACAAAACATAAGAAAAAACTAAATCACCCTTGATAATTATAAGCAACGGGATACAATGTATTATTTAGTTAAGAGAATAATGCAATGGCACACATCCCTTGGGAAATCAAATATAGACCGAAAACGTTTGATGAATATATATTTCAAACGCCTAAATATAAACAACAGTTTGAAGAACATGTAAAGAAAGGCATTCCTCCACATCTATTTTTAAGTGGTGTTCGAGGAACTGGTAAGACTGCAATTGTATACTTACTTAAAACCTTACTTGATGTTGAAGATGAAGACTTTTTAAAGTTAAATGCATCTGATGAAAACTCGGTTGAAGTAATACGACAAAAAGTTAAGAAATTCGTTAGAACAATGCCATATGGTGAGTTTAAGCTTGTCTTTTTAGATGAAGCTGATAACTTATCAATTAAAGCACAAGAGTCTCTTAAATCAATGATAGAAGACAACTCTGACACTGCTAGATTTGTATTCGCATGTAATACACCACATAGAGTTATTAAAGAGATTAAATCTCGTTGTCACGAATATACATTTAAAACATTAGATAAAAAACAAATGTTAGAACAGATTGCTAAAATTCTTAGTTCTGAACATATTAAAGTTAAATCTGTTGACGTATTAGATGAGTATGTCAACTATGCATATCCTGATATGCGTAAACTTATTAATTCAGTTGAACAGAATTGTATTGAAGGTGAACTAACACAATTGGCAGATAATGCTGTGATGGAAAGTGGAGAACAATTTGCTGTTATATCACAAATGATTGAAGATGATACTGTTTTGAAACATAGAGATTACATATATGAAAATGTTTCAGATGATGAATGTATGGACATTTATAGAAGTTTAACAGATTACATTACTGAAATATTCGCAGATGACACATATAAGCAAAAACAAGGCATCATCGTTATCGCAGATACGATCTATCGAGATTACTTTACCGTATTCAAACAAGCAACCCTTGAATCCTGCTTAATAAGACTTTCAACTATAGCTAACGGATAACATATGAAAAATACTAACATTAATAAAGACAACATTGAATTAACTAAAGCTGAAATCGATGCAGATTTAAAAGTTGTTGCTAATGCACACACTAAGAGTGAAAAACTTTCGTGGAATCGAAAAAGAAAAACTATTGAAGGATTAGTGGATAAATTAAAACCATTTGATGATATAATAAATGAGCAGTTAGCATTAAAACAACCAATACATGACAAGATAAATAAAAAAAGACGTGACATTCGTAAAGAGTGTATACATCCTAAAGATTGTTTAATTCATAAAGGAACATATATTGATTGTAAGTTTTGTTCAACGAAGATTATCCTTAATAAACCAGATGAGTAAACAATTTAAATTAGACATCTTCGATGTTTTAGGTCAAATTGATAGTGGCAATATGTCATATTATGATAATTTGTCTGATGAATTGAAAAAATCATTCACTCCATTATTGGTTCATCAGTGGATGTGTGGTAATGCATCAAAAGACCAACTCTTAATGTTAGATACATTTGTAAACACACAGATATTCAATTTGTATAAAAACCCTGAGTTATTATACAAATTGATGGTGTGTTCTAGTGATAGTAATCCAAAAAGATACAAGTATCTTAAAAGAAAGAAAAAAGTAACAACACCAACCGTCACACTTCAAACAATAAGTGAATATTACGGATGTTCGTTGCGAGATGCTAAAATGTATTATAATACTATGGATGTCGAAGACGTAAAAGAAATGGGCGAGGAATTAGGCTACAATAAAGACATAATTAAAAAAATAAAATGACTTATATGAAAAATGCATATGATTGTAAATTCTGTGATACCACTTTTAAGTTGGAACGTAATTACGTTAAACACAAATGTGAGAAAATGAAAAGGCATGAATGTATTGATACGAAGAAAAGTAGAAAAGCTTTTTTCTTCTACCAAGAATGGATGAGATTCAAACATAGAATTCCACCAACAAAAACTACATTCATTAATTCGCGATATTATAATGCTTTTTTTAAATACGTCTCGTTCTCTAAACAGTATGGAATAGCTAACCCGATAAAGTATGTCAAATTGATGGTGTCTCTAAATATTGAACCATTTATGTGGACGACACTTGACGTGTATAGATATTATTTGGACAATTTTGATAAGAATACTTCACCAGTTGAGCAAGCAGGAATTACAGTTGATACATTATTACAGTTATCTAGAATATTTGACTGTGAGATTAAAGAAGCCATACCAGAATTAGAAGCTAATGATATTATCAAATTAATTCAAGCGAAGAAATTATCACCGTGGATTTTATTATTTAGTAAAGAATTTTATAAATTTTTAGAATGTAATGCGAGTCGAGAAGAAAAAATATTAATAGAAACACTAGTAAACGCGGGCAAATGGAAGAAAATATTTATGTCAAAACCGTCAGATGTCGCGAAGATGAAAAATATTGTTAAAGAATTAGGAATATAATTGATAAATATAAATAGATTACAAACTATTAGGATTTTCAATGGCAAATTGTTCAGACAACACATACAGATTAAAATTTACAGATAATACGAAAGCAACAATAACTGTACCCAAATCTGCTCTTATAACAGATGAGTATGATATTGCACTTGTTGGAAAAACTCGCTTAGAATATGGTGAGATATTTAATGAAAACGTTTTACATTTATTAGAAAACTTCGCATGTCCACAAGATGGAGTAAATGATGATTTACCTGATACATCTACAGCATATGGGACGTTATTAGAAAACCCAGTTGTAGGGCAGGTGTGGTATAATAATACACAAGAACGCACATACATATGGGATGGGGCAAATTGGATACCACAAGGACTATATGATGATGTTGCGGGAAACTCAGGAGTGATAGCAGATGGTGAATCACTGCCACGACCATTAAATGCAAATGGTTATATATTCCCATATGATGAATGTACGTGGATTGTTACTCCATTTGCATATCTTGACGAACTTGATTTCATGGAATGTTTTACAGACGCTAACGGTCTAGTAACTATGAAGTACCAAATATCTGGAGACGCATTTTTAACTAGTGGAATGGTCAATTATCAGATAATTGGAATAAAATCAAACATAAGTAATGGAACAGTGCCAACACCGCCTGTGACACCATAATTAATTGAGGATAAATAATGTATATATTAATAAACGCAGAAACAAATACAATAGTTGGATGTGCAGTTAATCCAGTTGACGAAAAACAGTGTTCAAAAAATGGACAAAAAGTCTATCACATTCCAGATGATGAATATTCACATAGTATGATTGGTAGTAAACTAGACGATTATCAAGCAGACGACGAGTAAAACATGACTTATTTCATAAATAAAACTAACCAATTACAGCCAATTGTGGAATTAGCTGATAATCAAATTGGTACAGCACAAGACATTACATTATTTGGTCGTAAGAAATTACAATACGGTCAAGAAATGAATGAGAATATACTCCATTTGATGGAGAATTTCGCGTGTCCAGAATTGTCGCCAAGTGTGGATATAAGACCTGACTTAGATTCAACATCTGAATTAGCATCGGGTGTTCCACTATTAACCAATCCCGTGAAAGGACAAAAATGGTATAATACAACCAATAATACATTATATGTATATAAGGGCCCATCTAGTGATAAGTGGTTGCCATTGGCTAAATTAGGGGATACTGCGGCAAACTGGGGAGTAATTGCTCATGGGGAGCAGATACCTAAACCAATGGGTACAAATGGTTATGTTTTTGATTATGATGAGTGTAGTTGGATGGTATCACCGTTTACTGCAACTGGTGTAATCGATTTTATGGAATGTACTAGTGATGACACTGCTGTTGTTACTATACAACATAGTTTTACAGGTTCACCAACATTGATTAGTGGTTTAGCTACATATATGATTATTGGTATACGTGAAAATATAAATTTAGGTGATAACACTAAACCTGCAACTACAATAGTTCCAGACCCAACTCCAACTCCAACACCGACTCCAACTCCAACTCAAGCTATTGGAATAGAGACAACAAGTCATTTGACTAGTGCTCCAACTACAGGAACGACAGGTATATGTAATATTTGGAATTATGGTGACCCCGGGGGTCCACAATTATCTGATAATGGCATCAATTGTATAACAGGTTCACCTGAAGCTTGTCCTATATTTGGACCAGATGAGTGTGCTCCAGAAGCAGGTGATAATGGTAATGGTGCTGAGATGGTGATAACAATCACAGGTGGATTAGCACCATATGATGTTGATCTTAGTATAGTTAGTGGTCAATCAGGATTGACCGCAGGTGAATGTATGAAAATTGGAACAGGTTCAGTTATTAACTCAGCAATGGCAAATGACACAATATTTCAATCGTATTTTGTTCCATCAGATGGTGCATCACTGCCAAATGTATCAGTATTTGGTTCATGCAGTGATAATATATTATTCTTATCAGGAACGTTTAGAATAACAGTAACGGATGCAAATAGTACAGTATACTCTGAGACTAGAGATTGGGTGTATAGAAGAGTCAATGAAGATTTGGGTGTATAATGATATTAATAGAATTTAGAGAAAAAAATGACATATAATGTAAAACATACGGATACCAGTAAAAGTCCGATTGCAATAGAAAATGGTATTGAAAACACAAGTCAATTGGACGTTTCGCTGTTTGGTAGAACTAAACTAGAATATGGCGAACAATTGAATGAAAATCTCCTTCACATTTTAGAAAGTTTCTCATGTCCAGAAAGCCAAATCGAGCAGGGTATTCCGGATAGTGATTTGACCTTTGGCACGTTATTAAGTAATCCTACCGAAGGACAGAAGTGGTATAATACATCACAGAAACGTCTATTTATGTGGGATAGTACGAAATGGGTGGCACTTGGGCGTAGAGGTGACTTAGCATCTAATTGGGGTAGAGTGTGTCACGGCGAAACATTACCACGTCCAGTTAGTTCTACAGGTTATATATTTCCATATGATGAGTGTATATGGGCAGTTTCGCCTGTACACTATTCTAATACGTTTGACCATATGACATGTGCAACCGACGAAAATGCTAATGTAACGATGCAATACCAATTAGGTACAGGCACTGTAGGTGGTTTATGTAATTATTTAATTATAGGTATTAAAGGTAACACAAACAGTGGTGTGCAAGTTACACCACCATCAGCATCACCAACAGGAACACCATTACCATTACCAACTCCTGCACCATCTGTGCCGTTGAATCCATTAGTAGTAACTTTCGTGGAATCACAAGGATTTGATTCGAGTATAGCAGGTGAAGTATTCACTCGTCCATCATTCCCTACATCAGGATTAAGATGGCCAAACGGGGTTTCATCACCATCACCAGTTACTACGAGCAATATCCAACCATGGCAATTACAGGGTTCGGATGGGCGAGGGGATGCTTATTATGTAGAAGTACCTAGTTCATATAGTGGCACATTTAATTACGCAGGAAGTGACATCGGTTTAGCTCCACATACTAATGACGGCAGCCATAAATTTATATTTATCAGTGATGATGGGATAAATGGTAGGTTTTATGAAGTTATTGATATATTGTGGCAGGGTGACGGTTCGCAATCAGATGGTATTGTAGTCAACGGTGATTTTACTAAGAAGTGGTTACGCATTAAAGTCGATGAGAGTGGCACAGACCAGCACATAGCCCCTACCATGGCAATGTTTAGTGCATCTACTAACGTATATAGAGTTCTTGATGGGACTGACACATTAAATGTTAATACTATTGAAGAACGATATGATGAATCCCCTGAAACTGAGAGAAGGTATGATATACATATTACAGGTGGTACACCTCCATACACAGTAACTGATTTTCAAATTAATGATGCGGCACTGGCACTTGGAATTCCACTAAGTGAGGATAGATTAACGCAACAGGGTGTAACCGGCACATCACTTTCAGGATCACTAGTACCAATTGCATATGATGCTGGGATTACTAACTTTGCACCTACAAATGAATTTACTGATTTACGTCCAGCAACAATAGCTACTATGTCTGGTCCAGTACCAACAGGTGACCCTATAGCAGGTGGTTATAGAGTAGTTGATTATGTGATTGTTAATAGTAAATTTGCTTTACATAATTGGTATTTTGAGCAAGATTGTTTTACATTTAGTGCACAAAGTATTAGTGGCACGAGTGCATTACAGTGTGCAGGGAGTACAGATATATCCCCGAGTAGTGATATTGCAACTAAACGCTATACAATAACTGTTGAAGACAGTGCAGGTGTTCCACAAGTAGCAACTGCTGATTTACAAACATTAGTGGCATTCCAAACAATTGATTACCAATTGACTGTTGTTCCATAATGAGTGAAATCAAAAATATTAAAAACGTCAGGGTATCATACCCTGATGAATATACGAATAAAGCATGGGATGAATTGAACGCAAGAAAGGAAAGGTTGTTGCGTTCATCAGATTGGACTCAACTGGATGACTGTGGGTTAAGTGAGGGCTGTATCGAATCTTGGAACACATGGAGAGATTCAATACGTGCACTGAATCGCAAAAAATTAAAAAATATAAATAAAGCGAATAAAATGTTAGAACATATTAGAGCAGTTCAGCCGAACGTAGTATATGTTAAGAAAGATTTTAAAGTGGATACGAGTAAATCTATGCGGAAAATTAAAGAACATGAGCAAATTATAACTAGTTTAAATGCAGATGTAAAAAATCTTAAGAAAGATTTATCTGAAATGGCATCAATATTCTTAGCGTTTCGAAAAGAAAATCAAGAAGTTGCAGTTGAAGAACCAGTTAAAGTGATAGTAAGTGAAAAAATGGTATTAAACCGTTTAAAGTTGTGGTATAGTAATGAATTAAGTGATATATTAGAATTTCCATTGAATGTAGTGATGGAACGTTGTGAACAAGCAATTGACTATAAAGTATCACACGATGAAGAAATGTCGCCATTAGTGCAGTTACATTCGACTATTCATGATAAAAAATGTGATGAAATTAGTGATATGTTTATTGTTGAAAAGAAAACGGTATTAACTAAACTTGGTGAGTTAGATAAACAATATTATAAATTGAAAAATAAAGTACTCAACGTCAAAACAGTTGATACGTTAATTGAAATATATGATAAACTAGATAAAAAATAAACATTTATGGACATTGATATAGATTTACCTACCAATTTTAATCCAAAAGATTATTTTGATGTTACATTAGCATCAATGTTAGAGAAGAAAGAGTTAAAGAAACATGTTGCTGGAGTTTATTTCCAGAATATTCCAGTTGACACTATTACTAATTTATCTGCAATACCATACAAGGATGCGGAGGATGAGGGATTTCTAAAAATTGATATGTTGCATTTATCATTCTTAAATGTGTTTAAGAGTAAGAATGAGATGAAAGTATTATTGAAGAAACCACCTAATTGGGATTTATTGAAAGATGCCAAGACGGTAAAAAAATTGTTTCATCTGGGAAACCACTACGATTTAGTGAGACGAGTTAACCCAACTTCAATTAGTGAATTATCTGATATACTCGCACTGATACGACCAAATAAATTAAAATTGGTTGATAAGTATTTAAAAAATAAAGAAAGTGTATTGAAGGAATTATATACTAAAACATCACCAAGTGATATGCGTAAATCTCATACTGTTCCGTATGCTATGATTATAGTTTTACAATTACATTTAATTAATGCAGGGATAGGAAAATGAATCTTTACGAATTAGCAAACAACATACAACTGACATCGACAGAACAGGGCATTCTAGCCATTATTCACATCTCATCGTCACCATCAACTGCCTATACTAATATAAGTGGCACACAGCAACTCATGGTAGCTCAGAAGAAGCTTTCATCGTATGGTTTAATTAATGTTGCGAATAATCGGGCAGAATTGACAAGTTCTGGTCGTTTAGAACTTCATCGTTACAATATTGTAGACGAGGATGGTTTAACTGACACAGGCAAAGACATCCTAGCAAACAGTGTTACGGATAAACAAGAATGGATTTCTAGTCGTTAGATTTAGATAATGGTTTAATTGTAAATTGCATATTCTGAGGAATCGGTTTTCTTTTTCTCTTCCTAACATTGGATGGTCCTTGCATATTATATGTAGGAAGTGGTCCAATCACTCTAGTTACAAAATCTATAGAAAATAATTTCAGAATACTTCTGGTTTGTTCACTGATGCCCAATTTAGAGAATTCAATAGATATTGGATAAAGTTCACGTGAAGTTGTGTACCAGTTAAATGCTATATCTATAATAGCATTCTCATCGATACCATTAACTGGGCATAAATCTAATACATAAGATACGATATGCTTCTTTGTAATGTTATCAACAATGTTTAGGTATTTTTTATCATTATAATGAATTAACGTGATAAACTCATAACCTTTATAACCGCGTGGGTGGTCTTCTACTATTAATGGAAAATTTTTGTTTGACATTATATATTTATACCTGTATTTGTTATTATAGTTCTATTTATTAGATAAACCAAAAGAGTGTTCTATACTGTCACAATCAAATATTAACATGCTACATCAATAACATGAGTGTTAGAAACTGTATTAGAATTCAGTGACCCATCAATACCAGTACCTGCTGGAACTATGATAGTTATTTCAGTGAAATCACTTGTACTGAACTCACCAATATATACGCCCGGAGAGTCTTCAAATATGCTAACTGGGAATGCCACACTTTGTGAATCAAGGAATGTAATTTCATTTTCTATATTACCTGAACCTTGTATCGTAACTGGTGCGGAGAATGTAATAATAAATTCAATAAGATTTTCACAGAAATCTGATGTAGTACCAGTAATCACAACTGTCAATCCTGATGGTGGTGCTAAACTCGGTGTAGGTGTAATCGTTGGTGTAATCGTTGGTGTTGGAGTAGGTGCAACAATGTCAATCACTTCAATACTAAGGAATTCGGCAAAATTGTTATGTATATTTGCAGGTTTTGGTACAGAACATTCTTCTAACCCATCAAACCCCTGTCCAAAAGTGTACCCGATTAAATTAACTGTTCCTGTCGTAGAACTACCAACTAAGTTAGCATTCAATAATAGAGTTGTCGTATCACCAATGCTATTATATGTTGTTTGTAGTACTTTATAATCTCTATCATTAGCTACATCATTTCCAATCAATGTGATACGTCTAGGAGCCATTAATCCTGTCCGTAATACAATGCTACCATGTCTCCCTAAGTCTGTTGCATCGGTGAAGTCGAATATTCTATCATTGGTTACAATGACTGTTGTGTATGTTCCATCAAATGATGAACTGTCAACTTGAAATACTCCTTGGTTTTTACAGATAAATTTAGATTCAACAGAACCAAGGTTACTTACAGACGCTGTGAATGTATTAGGGGTAACATCAATTACAGTATTACCACTAACTTCATTAACATCAATTACTGTATACGTTCCAGAATTTAATGCATCTGAAATTATTTTAAACTCACTATTGTTTATAAATTGGTTTGTATGTGCACCTTCAATAGTAACACTGTCTGTAGTTGTGTTTAAAATTTCATATATTTTAATTGGTTCAATTATGAATAAACTATGTACACCAAACTCAGTAGTATAATCACCTTCTACTGTTACACTTTTAGGTTTAACCGCTGTTGGGATAGATTTTATCTGCAACTTAGTATCATATCTATGGTCACCACTAATCGTAACTGTACCTAATGTTGAATCAATCGCTTGAATATTTTCAGTAACAAGTATATCAGAGTTATCATAAATTAACCCATAGCCACCAACACATTCAAAAAGGTCACAACATGATAGTGGGTCAAACCCACATGGTTCATCCCACTCTAGTCCGAAACCTACTGGACTACATAATGGTTTATTTTCAATTCCAATGCCTGTGAATATTGTTTCAGTGAATGTGATATTCATAGATTCAAAAAAATTATACTTTTCGATCACTTCTAGGAATTTAGTATGATATGGTTTGACTTCTTTGATGTATTCAATTAAAGAATCAATTGGTTTAATGATGTTTGTATTGTTTGATGCCATTATATTTTATAATTTTTATATATCTTTATTTATAAAAATAATGTGGCTTTGTAAATGATTTATTTGAAAGTGTTATCTATCCACTTTAATAAGCATGTAAATGTGTTTTTATTTAACTTATCGTAGATTGAACCATCTTGGTTCATTATTAACGAGTATTTATTGCAGAATATGTGACATTTGGATGCACGAAACTCTGTTAGAATCTGGTAATTATTTTTGTTTATGTTATACAATATACTCTTTTGCCTTTTTCAGAAAGTCATCTCTGTATGTTTCTTTTATTTTATTTTTATTAATGCGACAGTGCTCTGCGCTGTCAGCCAACTCAGCCAACTTTTCATGTAGTAACTTCTCTTTATCTTCTTTAATAGACTTGGACATTAAAATATCTCGTATTTGCGTTGTTATAAAATAGTTAATTATATTTATGTGTGGTCGTTATAATTTACAACTTTTTTATAATTTGATAACCATTAGACGTGTTTGAGCTTCAAAATCAAAGTAAATTGCATTAGAAATGTATTGTAGAGTGGTTAATTTCCCTAATTTAACAATTGCTTCGCTTGTATCTTTAACGTCAACATTGTAATCGGGTAATGCTACCCCCCAACCTAACTCAATTCCTTGTTCTGCTAACTTATAATTGTCTCCATTATAATCAGGGACAATGATTTTAGTTCGTGGAGACTGTGATAATATTTTAATTTGTTCTGGTGATAATCTATTCTCTTGAACAGATACACCATTTAATTGATATGCATCGAAAAATCCTTCAGTTACAAATAATGGTTTGTGTATATTTTTATACAATTCATCCATACCATATATAATGTTAGTTTTGCTGATATTTGCATTAATGTACTTATTTTTCGCGGTTTTTATTAAACTCCTAGCTTGGTAGTATATCATATTACTATTGTGCATGAATGGGATAATTACCCTATTTAATAATGACCTAGCAATTGACGTATGTTGTATACCCATGTTAGTTACACCAGATGATATATAGAATTGATAATCCTTGTAATTCACATTTCTGGATTCCAAGTATTTAATTGCACGTTGTGCAATAATATTCCCAGATTTTTTTACTGGAATGAAATAATCAGGCACTTTTAAATACTTAAGTTTAGTTTTAGTTCTTTCAACTTTAGTAGATTTGTAGTTATGCTTTAACTGGTATTCATTTATGATTTTTTTAAGACGTGGAATATCAACATCGAATGATTTGAATATTTCCCACATGTCTGCGGAGAATGGTTGTTCTCTCGTATGATTGAAACTTCCGTCACAGTTTAAATTGAAACAATGGTATAATATATTGTCTCCACCAAAATGCCATCCACCACGTGGACCTTTAGTTCTACCACCGTCTCCACACATTTCACAATATACTGAATGCCATCCATCATGGGAGACTTTTCGTATATCTAGTGCTTCGCGTATTACATCTTCTGCATATTCCATCTCAATATTTTAACATATTTGATGGAATATGCAATGTCAATACTTATTTTTTCACTAATTCTTCCACTTCTTCTGGACATTCGTCTACAGATTTAGTGAATTCTGCGATTTTTTCTTGTAATTCTATGCGATACTCTTCAACGTTTTCTAATGTCTCTTGGATATTTTCTTGGTGTAATTGATTAACTTTCAATTCACGTGTAGCAATTAAAGCTTCAAGACGAAGACGCACGTCAGATGATGTCATCCACATATCCTTTCCACCGATAACTCGTGTAATTTCTTCTTCTGTTAAGAATCCATTATATATATCGTTGAATAGCTCTAAAAAGTATATCTTATTGAACTGGATATTGTCTTCAAGGTCATTACCCTTGCCAATTAATCCCTGACTATAATAATGCACCATAAAGATGCAGTTATCATGTATAGAGAACTGGTGACCACTTAGGAATATCATAGTCGCGGCTGAACAAGCTTCACCTTCCAGTGAAGTAATTATAGTAGCTTTACAATCGCGCATTGCCGAAATAATTTGGATAGTAGTGGAAATTGACCCACCTGTGTTATTTACGTACATAAAAATAGTATCATGCTCTTCAGCAGTTTTCATAACATTGAGCATATCGATAAATGCGGCGGTTGAATCAATGTTATCCGTTAAATAAAAGTGGTGATGGTTCATCGGTATTGTCTGTTTAAAATACCTAATTGATGGATTCATCATTTCTTGGTGAATTAATGGCATTGCATCCATGTCAGTCATCGAGGTTTTATCGGTCATTTATAATTCCCTATTTCTTTGCGGTTACTTTCGATTTAATAAATTCATATGCTGTCTCAACATATGACCAAAGGTCGTACTTATTTTGTAAATAGAGTCCTGTTAAAGACCCAACTAAAAACCAAAACATATATTTCTCCTAGTTAATTGATATATCTAACTTTTATTTATACATGTGGTAAAAAAATTGTCACATATTTTTATAAGTTATATTCATCTTTAAAAGTTTCAGGCAATACAACGTCTATATCTAAACTTTTTGCTTTTTTCACTTTCGAGGACGAACTATTTATGTCATTAGTTAATAAGTGTGTTGTTTTTTTCGATACCGCAGAAGTAACCCTTCCACCCATTGTTTCTATCTGTTCTTTAAGTGCATTATCTCTAAACCCTGTCATAACTACCACCACGTCTGACATCTCTTCGGTTGTCTCTACTTCAACAAACTCAATTGTATCACTCGTGTCGTCGATGAAATTTAAAACTAGGTGTAAATTATTAACAACCTTATCCGCAGTTTTTGTATCAAATCCATTTAAACCTTCAATGTTTTTTACTGTAGCAGTTTTTAAATCTTCAAATGATATTTGTTTAAGTAACTGTGTTGCTTTTCTAACGCCAAATCCAAATCCGATGTATGGTAATGAACCCATCAATAGTTCAGGAGTCATGTTTATTAGTCGTCTATTTAGATTATCACATATTTTTCCACCGTTAGTTCCGAGCACAGACTCCCATTCCATAGAGATTAAATCAAATATGAACATTAAATTGTCGTCAAAAGAATTATCCCATAAATTATAATGGTCAAATATCTTGGTCAATGATGCTTCTTTAAGTAAATCAACCTTAATTGAGTTGAAAAAATCTAAACATTGTTTGAATTGTACTGTATTATTGTCTGAATCAACAACCATTTCAATATTACTTTCATTCCAAGCAAATTCTATATCTGGTAGTTTCGGAGACGTACCCTTAATTACTTCAAGAATGTACGGTATAACTGAACCAGATTTCGTAATTTTAATTGTAGTTCCAACACCAATGTTGTTTGATACAATGTAATTTCCATTAAATCCTGTGGCAAATCGTACTGTTGTACCAAATAATTCAACTGGTTCAATTTCAACACGTGGTTTCAAATAACCAGATTTAGAAATTTCCCATAAAACGTTGACTACTGTTGCAGTAACAATAGATGATTCTTCGAGTACTTTTAATTTGACAGAGTGAAATGGATTTAAACTTGATGAAGTACTCGTATTAGTACTAGTATCAATGTTACTTGTTAACACCATTCCATCTAATTCATATTCAGATGCGTCTTTAAAATCTAACACTAATTGTTCAAGGGTTTCGAAATTAGCCATGTTACCCAGAATTACTTGATAATATACATCGATAAATCCCCATTCCTTAAGTTGGTAAATTGTGTCAGCTTTCGTTGATGCTATTCTACTTCCATCCATTTTAGTTGCACCATCGTTATCCATTTCTACTATTTGGTATGCAACTACATCAATATCTTTTAAAATACTGGCATCAGTTGTTGAGCGATTCATCGAACCTGCAACTAAATTACGAGGATGTTTGTATTGTTTACCGTATTTTGCTTTAAATGCACTATTTTTCATTATGACTTCTGCTCGAACATATAAACTGCCGATAAAGTCAATGAATTTAGGGACATTAACATGATTCATATGTCTTGTGATGTCAGCACCTTGAATGCCATCACCACGGCTGAATGCTTGTTGTAAACGACCGTGGTTGTAATGAAGTAAGCAACTTATGCCATCTAATTTATGTGATGCAATTAAATCCACACCCTCGTATCCATTACGTTTAAGCCAATTTTCTAAATCATTTATATTGTAAACTTGGTCTAAACTTCCCATCTGGTGTGGTAATTTGATTTTACCACCTCTAACCTCAGACCCTACTGTTTCAAAGTATGGGTGTGTTGGATGTTCTGTTGATAGTTTATTGAATAAAATATCATAAACATCGTCTGGGACAATTGGATTACCTTCTGAATATGCTTTATCATATGCTAAAAGTGTATTGAAATGCTCTGCCGTATCTACTATCATATTTTTCTACCGTAATAATTAAAAAATTAATTATACTACGTAAATTATAATAAGTAAATATATTATTTGTCATTAGACCAATCTAAATCAAGATTCGTACTGTATTCTTCAACTAATTCAATTTTCTTCAGAGATTTTGGGATATCTTTTTTAAAATCGAAAAATTCCATATCATATGACAATGTTATATGACATTTATATGTGTCAAAATCACTAGTTGCGCCGTGCATTTTCACAATCTCGGCATTACGTTTGATTAAATCAGGACAATCAACTTCAATTACCAAACAATTCTCTTCAGGACCAAACGCAGCAAACTTAGTTGGTGTCGCTATGATGGGTTTATCATACGCACCTCTTGGTGAAAAATATGGCAAATACTTTTTCGAATAAACCAAAGTAATATGATACTCTTTCGGGTCTAACATATTTGGCACTTTTAATCGTTTAGCCATAGCAGCTAATTGTTTTCTAGATTTATCTGATAACTTTACAGCCACATATGTACCATCTGGTGTCTTTTTAATTTCACATAGTTTCATTTTTTTTCTCTTGGGTTTTAACTTTCTCTGGGTCAGT